TAACTTGACAATTATCAATAATAACGAATGCCGAAGAGATTATAAATATACCATGCCTTTTATTTTGTAAAAAATTGCAATTACTTATCGTTACATTTTTCGCAATTATGCTGACACCATATTTGTTTCCTGACGATATACAGCCACTTAATATAATTTTACTTGGGTATGGAGATGTAGTACTTACTGTAGTTTTTGTTAGTATATCGAATCCCGCGCCTAAATTATTTTTACATATACAAGTAGATATAATTATGTTTTTGATAATTGCAAACACAGGACTTTGATAGTTAATGTCATTACATTCACCGCTTAGAATGTGTATACCAACTCCACCATTACCTTCGCAAGTAGCGTTAGAAATAGTACAATCAAAAGCACCAGCATAACAATCTATACCATCTGCATACGTGTCTATAGGATCAATATTAAACGCAAAATACCCCCCAACTATATGAACCGAAGTAGCATTTTTTGTTATTTTTAATCCATCTAAACGATTAAATTTAGATGTGTGATTTGATATCCATACACCGTTAGCATTTCCAATATTAATTCCTGCCATTTCTGCATACTTTGTTGTGCAATTTTCTATTTTTATATTACTTGCAACAAAACCATCTAAGGGATATGCACTTATCCCATTTTCAAAACCCTCTGTTTTTATATTTCTAATTAAAATATTATCAATATTTTGGCTCAATTTATTCATAGCTACACCGTCAACACCTTGTAGAGCAGAATAGTTATGACCCGTTTGTATTAGCGTTGCATTTTTTATTGATATATTATTTCCACTTAGCCAAATTGGGGGTGTTATAATTCCATTAACTACATTAAAAATAGCATTATTAAAATCTATACTAATATCGCTAGGAATAATTAAACTCGATGTTAGATTAAATATAGCATTAGGTGGGAAAATAATGCTTTTATACTTTGTCGCAATATCATTAATTGCATTTTGCAACTGTATTATAGTATCAGTATTATCACATTTTAACCCATAGCTTTTAAGCATGTATGTCGTATTATCAGCCAATGACGAATCAAACTCTACCAACCTTTCATTTAAATTAGTCTTGCCACCCCTAGCCGTAGACAACTCCAGGTTAGCATCTATATGTTGCATATTCTCAAATACTTCGGTTCTATTTTCTTCAATCGCTAAAATTTGAATATTCTGATTAGATTGTGCTTTTAACGCTGCATCAACTAAATCAAAGCTATCATTAAAATCTTTTACGTTTCTTGTGTCTGTTCCGTCGGGCTTTTTAAATAAATAATTTGCAGTATATTTCATTTGTTTAAACCTCCTTATAAGTTCTTAAATCGTCCCAAGTATCGCCATCATCCCAAACAATATCGGCATCGTCTGTTTTGCCCCACCAATTATAAGCAAAAGTATAAGTATAACTTAAGTGGGCCGGTTTAATCATATCTATAATTTTTAAAATGTACGGTATATTAAAAGGTATACTGTAATAATTATTGAATATTATTTTAAAACTTCTATTTGCGTAATTTTCTACAATTGTAGCATCTCCAAACGGTATCGTTCTAAGTAGATTTTCTAGCATATACCTATTAACAATTCCAAAACTTCTCATTATAGCCTTAATTCTTCCTCTGCGTTCCTCTGTGCTTATATCGGGGCTAATATCTAGCCCGTATTGCTCCTCATAACGTGATAAAGTATATGTTGCGGTGCTTACAATAAATTGATTAGCTATTTCAGCAAGTAAAGCCCCTTGATTCTCGTTTTCTAAATCTATAGGTCTTGTAATATCTTTTATGCTTGTAGCGTTGTTATAATGTCTTGGCATGTGTTCAATTAATTGCGCCACTCTAACCCTCCTAAACTGTGATTGTAAGTGTGCCTATTTTGGCTATTTGCGTTTCATCATTTGTATCTATTAATATTATATCATTTTTGGCATTATTTAGATTAAAAGTTGAATAATCCATATTGCTAACGCCCAAACTATTAAATATCAAATTACCAACTTTTGCATAGTATATATTGCTATCTACAAAAGTATTTTCTTTAAAATATGCTTCGATATTTACGATTACATCCGCTTCAACTTGTGCTAAAGTGTAATCGCTTTTTAATGTTATTGAGCAACTAACATTTATAACAAGTTCGGTTGCGGTTACTGTCGCTACTGTAGCCCCTATAGGCTTATTAGCTTCAATGTATTCACTAACTGTATCAATTAACCCTTGTGTTGCTAAGCCTTTGTTAGAATCCAATATAACAACTTTTACAGTACCACCACCATTCCATGTAGGTTTTACTTTTACCGCACCAACTCCCGAAACTTCCGTAGCCCATCTTATATAATCATTTACATTTCCGCTGGTTGACGGTTGCCTTATCTGCAAATAGTACCTCTCTAATAAACTATCTCTTGATTCTTCTTCATAACCATTTGTTATTGCTACACTATTTATAACATAATTTATTCCTAGTAGACTTTTAGGAAATTGAGTAATAGTATTTATTGGTGTATTTCCAGCGGTTCCATCAACTAAACATTCTACATTAATACTCGCTATTCCTGTGCTACCTAGCGTTATTTCTTCTAGTGCTTTATATTGTTGTAACTCGTTAGCGAACAAATCACCTACATACACTATAGCACCCTCTGTGCCGGTAACTTGTACCGTTCCGGTTGCAAACGTAGCTTCTCTGAAGATAATCCCTCTGTCTTCAAATGCCATCACTTTAAGATGTTCTATGTCTGCGGTTCCGGCGAAAGCTTGATCTAATCCGTTATCTTGAATTATCTGTAAATTTTCATGTTCAATCGCGTTTGCTTGGTACATTTCCCAAGTAAAAGAACCGGGTAACTTATCATATTTATCATCTAAATTGCTTAGTTGCCTTTCTCTTATAATATCCCTAGTTTCTGCCATACTTTTCCCCCTTTATATCACTATAGTGGTACTAAATGTATCATTATTTATTAATTTAATCCCTAAAAACTCTTTAATTTCTGTGAGCGTGCTTAATTTTGTATACCCTTCTTCACTACCACCATTTACAACCTCTAAATCTTGTGTAACCGGGTTTAATTTGATCTCAAAACTAATAGTAACTTGTTCATTTTCTTGACTAAATACAAAGTTTGCTATTGAATTAATTCGCTCATGCAGTAATAACGCATCTTTTATATTGTTTTCTAATATATTCCTTGAAATTTCTTTCGGTAATACCGTACCTCTTAAGCTTTCGATTATTGTGCCATACCCAGTATTTTCATACACTCCCGATCTTTCATATTCTGTACGTAAAGATTTTTCTATCCAAAATACTACCGCTGCATCTCCAGTTAATTCTACAAACTTACCATCCTTTAATACTAAATCACCCTCTATGAAGTCATACAAGAAGTTTATACCTCGCTCGACTATTACATCGGTTTGTATACTAACTTCCTCTGTGATTGGGAATATAGCCATGTTATAACCTCCTTACCTTATCTATAGCATACCACATTTCGCCATCAGCTATAGGCACAACCAATATTTCACTATTAAGCCCCACGCTAGAATCTTGTATTTTTGTGTAAATAGTTTCGGTTAAAATTAAATTAGAATACTCTTTACTTAAAAACAACTTATCTGCAAGCCTTAAAACTATAGGGTTTTTACTAATTAATGTAGCAGTTGTTGTTTCAAATACTTGCACATTGTCTCTAGCCTTGAATAGCAGCGCAAATTCTGTTAACTTGTCCATTTATAACACCTCCAAGTCTAAGTCCATTAAATGGCTTGTGCTGCTTATATTATGTGTACACTGTTTAATCTTAAATTTTCCACTTATTCCTACTAAAGTATCATCGAATTGCAATACTTTATTTGCTCTACATGCCATTACTCCCGGTAGCGTTACGCCGGTTGTTATTTCTACTTTGTTTAAGAGTTTTAATTGATTAGCTGCAATACTTTTCGCGGTTTTTCTTTCGTCTTTTGATATTGATTCTAACTTTTGTATCTTGCCATGTTTTGCTATGCTTGAACTATCTTCTTTATAAGCCAAAACAGTAACTTTACTATCTTCTTGATCTGCTACTTTTACGGCATTAACTAAATTTTCTATACTTCTTTTTACACTCGCGCCGTTCATAAGTTTCGTTATATCGATATTACCACCAAATAATTTAGTATTATATATAATCACATTACTTGATTCTTTTTCAAGATGAAATTTGCCCTCTCGCATTTCCCATATATATTTAATGCCGTTATTTTTAGTAGCGTATTCCATAAGTTTTTTTATGATGTCATTTAGATTACCTCTGATTATTTTTTTAAAGCTTATAGGGATATTGACTATACCCCCTATAGGTACATCATGATTATTACATATTTGGGTTATACACTTGCTAACGCTATTATTAAATTGGTATATGTCTTCATTCTTATTTAGGTACCAACCAAAATCAAATACATTCACGCTAGTTATGTTTTCGTCTATATCAACACTTATTGTTATACCCTCAAACACCTTTGTTTTATCCTCATAGAGTTGTATAATATCATCCTCTTTTATAAATTTACCTTTAACATCAAAACTCAATTGCTCTGATATTTCACTATCTGTACTTCTCAATGTTAATTTACCGCAAATATCTGTAAAATCATACAAATCAGCTCCAACTTTTTTATATATTTTAAACATATCTACAACCTCCTTATCCATTCCGCACTACAAAATCCACCATGGTTACCGAAATAAATATTCCACCATCCACCGGCTAGTCTGCACATCTTAACTTTAGTACCTTTTTTTAATGCACCTATCTTTTTATAGCCTATTCCGCGCCCTGTCCTAACATTCAAACCACTTCTAGCCGTTACAACTCCGTATGTGTTCTTTAGTACTGCGACCGTTTTAGACGGTGTTGTTTGTCCTTTAGTTGGTTTAACTGTAACTATTTTAGTTGTCTTAACTACTTTTTTTATTGCTGGCGTTTTATATTCTTCAATATCTAAACTATAATAAATATCTCCGCTACCATCTTGAATAGCACTTTTAAAATCTTCTATAACGCATTTAAAGTTAACTTTTAATTCAGAAATTATGATATTTAATGGTTGTTTTGTTGCTCTCCACCTCTCGATTATATCTACATATTCCATTCCTTTATGTAATCTATCTTTTAAAAATGGATAATCTTTAACAGGAAAGAAACTCTCTAAAGAAAGCTTCTTATTCCCTTTTAAACCTATTATTTTTAATTCTCCTTGCCCCAAACTCTCAAAAGTCTCGATTTTCTGTGGACTTTGAACTTCTATAGCCTTTGGGACAACTGGAAATTTAATAAATTCGCTTTTGCTATTATTGTATAAATATATATCCATATTAACCCCCTATATATTAGCTAATCTTAGCTTTAATTGCGTCACTAGTTCGTCTACACTCATGCCTTTAGCGTCTATATTAATATTAACATTGTTACCGCCACTGCTATTATCACCTTTTAGTAATCTATCCGTTTTTTCTGCCGGTATTATTGATGTTCCATTTCTTAATATTTGCATTTCTCCACCACGTTCATTTACTAGTGTTGATCCTCCACTGGCGTATGCGGTACCATTTGCCTTTTTAACTATTTTAGGATGTGGCACCCCGGTATTACTCGCTGCTGCGTTTGCTTTTCCGCTCGCGGTTTCCATCTTCCCAGCTCCGGTAACAAAACTACCTACTTTGCCTATAAATTTACCTATGCTACTTAATACGCCACCTATTACTTCCCCTACCTTTTTCAACGCGCTCCATACTGTATCTACTATACTTCTAAAGGTATCAAAATGTTTATAAGCGTAAACTATGCCAGCCGCTAACAATGCAACCCCAGCTATTATTAATATAACCGGTGCTGCGCCGGCCGCCATTGCTGCGTTCCATAACCACATTGCTGCGGTTGCTACTGCGGTAGCTGCTGCCCCTATAAGTTGCGCTCCTTTTAAAAGAGATGTAACTCCTAATAAAAGCATGCCTTTAACGAAACTTATTCCGGTTACGACATTATGCGCTGCGGTTTTAGCAGTTGCAACTACAACTGTAGCACCGTAAATTGCAAATGCAGTACCTAGCAAAGTCAATGCAATTGTTGTTAATCCACTATTATCATTAAAGAATTGCAACCCTATTTTTAATAAATCAAGTCCGCCAGTAACAACCGCTCCAATTGATGTTTTTAATAAGTCAAATGCTGCTGATAATAAAGGTTGATAAGTTGTATATAAGTCCGACATAACTGTGCCTATATCTCTAAATCTTGGGACAACTTGTGTCATTATAAAATCTTTTAAGCTTGTTAAAGTCGGTGTTACTGCGGTTACTATCCCACTCGCAAACCCTATTAAACCGTCTAACCCACCTAGTACCGCAGTGGACATTATAGGTATATAATCCGCGAATCCTTTTAATGCTGCGGTTATTGCTGGTGCTGCCTTTTCTCCTATCTCAATTTTAAGAGTTTCAAACGCTCCCTCTACTTGTTGCAATGCTCCATATAAATTATCTGTTTGCGTTTCTGCCATTGCTTTGGCTGCTCCGTCTGACTTTTCAAGTGCGGTTGTTAACGCGTTCATTTTCTCCGGGCCTGCATCAACTAAAGTTAACATGCCACTTAATGCTTCCGTCCCGAATATAGCTGATATTTTTTGGTTCTTTTGCTCTTGTGTTAATCCTTTTGTACTCTCTTTTAAGTCTCCAACTATTTTACTTAATGGGTTCATCTTGCCGGCTGAATCAAAGGCACTAAACCCAATCGAATCCATAGCCTTTTGTGCCGGTTTCCCGACTTTTGTTAATCTAACCATGGCAGTTCTTAGGGTAGTACCACTTTGTGATCCTTTAATCCCGGCATTTGCCATTATTCCGGTAGCTGCTGCAACTTCTTCTAACTTTATGCCAAAACTATGAGCAACTGGTGCTGAATATTTAAGCGATTCGCCCATATCCAATATACCGGCGTTTGTTTTTGCTGCGGTCATCGCTAATACATCTGCTACATGGCCGCTCTTGCCTGCTTCAAGCCCAAAACCTCTTAGTGTACTACTAGTTATGTCTGCCGCAGTAGCCATGTCCGTCTGTGCGCTTGTAGCTAGATATAAAGTTCCTTCTATACTGTCAAATATTTCTTTAGTATTGAAGCCAGCACTTCCTAAATTAGACATAGCCTTTGCCGCATCTGTAGCACTTGCGGGCAATATTCTGCCCATTTCTTTCGCTTTTTCTGACAAATCCTTCATTGTTACTCCGCCAAATTCATCAGCTAGGGCTTTTGTGTTAGACATTTCCTTTTGAAAACCCACATACACGTCTGCTACATCTTTAATTCCTAGTCCTATTCCAGCTATGGCTGCCGCTCCAACTATCATACCTTTTATAGCCCCACCAGCACCTTTGACCTTTCCACTCAACTTATCAGATGCACTACCAGCTTGATTCATTCCGCTAATAAATCCGCTATTATTTAAACTTAAAATACCACTTAAATTAAAAGCCATATACTCAACCTCCTTTTTAAAAAAAAGGCTATAGAACTTAATCTATAGCCTATCTTTTCTTATTTTTCTTATTTTCTTCTTCTACCCAATTAGATATTATCGCCCTATGGAACGCATATGAGCAACCGTCTGCCATAATTTCCAATAACTCTTTTTGAGTATGTCCGCGCATAATAAAGAAATTTAAAAAATAAAAGTCTTCATCATGCGTTATTAGTTTTTTATATCTTCTGCAATATTCTTTTTACCTCTACCGATTATAGCCATTGATAACTCGCCAACCTCTTCCATGTCGAATAGCTTGTCTATAATCTTATGTGGTTCAATTCCTGTCATTTGATAAGCTTTTTGTAACTCATTATCAGCAAGATTAGGTTCAACAACATGTGAAAATATTAAATAAGGATCAATGTTTTCTTTGTCCATGTCTTGAACTTGCACAACCTCCGTCCTAGTGGCTAGTTTATATTTAATATCTCCTAGCCCTTTAGTTTTTAGAGTGTATACTTTATTCTTTTTTTCCTCAAATCCGGCTTTCATATCTATTAATTGTTGTATAGTTTTTACTGCCATTGCTTCATTCCCCCGTTAACATTTATTTTATCTACTCCTATATTATACCACTATCTAGGTGTTATACTTTCAGCATATTTAACATCGCTAAATGTATGACCGAACGGAAATTCTCGCTCTAAAATTGCTCCAACTTCAAACTGCGCTATTGTAATTTCGTTCAACCAACAATTATCAAGCTGCGTTGATTCTCTACCAAACGAATCCGGATCATTTAAAGTTACATACAATTGAAATCTTGTATCAATTCCTTTTTGAAAGCCCTCAACGAACTCTCTTTCGGTTGTATATACTTTGTTTATTACAAATGAACCCTCGCAACCAATAGAAGTTATTTTGCTATCTTCATCATATAAGTTAGCCATTTGCACAGTTTCTCTGTTAATACTAGCTTTACTCTCTACACTCTTAACCTCTGCTATTAGCTTACCATTAAGCCACATATTGCCTTTACTACCACTTATAACTCTTTTACCACTTATTGTAGCCATATATTAAACCCTCCCTCTTTATAGTTGAATATTGTTTCATGGTCTTCCATCCTATATACTTATCTGAATGTAAAAATCTTCCATAGCATCAATGGTTTTTATGCTGCATTGTAAAAATATTTGATCTACTGTATTGTATTGAAGTAGCTTGTCTGCTTCTAAATTCTCAACATTAACACCGATACCGATTAAATATTCTGTTTGTGCATTACCGTCAAGTTGACATAAGTTATTAAATTCAATGTCAAGCACATCTTCTTTAGCAAGTGTTGAAAAATATGCATTTATAGCAGCAACTAACAATAATTTATTAGCATAAGTATTTAATACTTTACCTCTATAAGTCGAATCAATTGTGGTTGCTATATCATTTCTAATCATGTCGATAATTTCAACTATTCTAATCTTTTTAAATATAGCACCTTTTGTTACGCTTGTAGTTGTTAGAGAATTTACACCCCTTGCAACAACAACACTTTCGCCATTATTGATTAGGATTAATTCACCATCATCTATAGCGGCACTCCTTGCAGTATCGTCTGCTAAATCTGTAATTGATTGAACTTCGCTAACTTCATAGTTTGTAACGCTGCCCTCTGTACCCGATCCGGCAATTATACCAACCATTCTTGCAGTAAATGCAATATTATCAAAGACTTCATTTTCATCATCTGTAATACCAACTGTTGTAAAATTAATTATTCCCTCATGGTCTGCAACAACTCCGGCAAGCACCGCTTTATATGTTTTCTTGTCTGTATCTCTTTTGCCTTTTATCCATGTTGAAATAGTTGTCATATCGCCAGTAGCACCGGTTGGATATGCTAGGTAATCCCATAGCTTGTTCCCTAAAAGTTGTAACGCGGTGGATAATGTAGGGCTTGTAGTACCTACTCTAGCAACATAAACTTTTTTTGGTGTCCCCTTAAAAGCCATTTCAATAAATTTCTTATTTTCATCTGACCATAAATCAGTGTCCTTTACTTGGTCAATACTTGTATAAGTGTATAACCCTTGTGTTGCGGTATTGTCATTTAAAAGTAAAGCAACAATTCCGTTTTGTGTCCTTTGTAATAGTGATAATGCTAACGTTTGGAAATTAATAATAGTTTGTGGTAATCCCATA